CAGGAAGCGCCTGGACGTGTGTTAGCGGAGGCAAGGGCGGCAACGGAGGGGCGTCTACCCGTACCACCAGGGAAGATGCAAACACCAAGAGCGGCCAGTCCAGTGTCCAGTCCTCCAGAGCCTACTCCCACGGTTGAACCGTCAACCGCGCCCCTCCCCACTCAAACGCCATTGCCACTTGGCACAGGTGAGCCGACGCAACTCCATGCTGGGTTGCCGATTCCTCAATCCGTCAAAGATTGGGCGAAGCGGAGTTTCCCGGTAAAAGCAGGTGTAGAAGCCTTAAAGGCGAGTCTCCCGGCTGACCTGCGTGTCCTCAAGGAAGCGCCACAAAGCCCGGTGATTTCCTTAGTGGATCGCGTGACGAATGACGTAGGTTCTGGTATCCAGAATTTGACCTCGCAGCCGTGGGCCAAGTTCCTTTCGAAGTACACACCTGAACAGATGAAGACCTTTGAGGCGCAAGCTGTTCAGATATGGCAGCGAGGAGGGAGAACTCCTGGGGCTTATACGCAAGCTGTTCAGGCGATGCCTCCAGAGATTCAAGAGATGATGCGGTATCGAGCCTCACGACTTCCCATAGAGCGTCAGGCACGGCAGATTCTTGGCCTTCCAGAAACCGATACAATCTCAGGCCCATACTTTGCTCGAATTGCCCCTCGTGATCTGAACGGCATCGTCACGATAGGCCGACAGTCCGGGGTGGGACTTGGGAATGATCTCCGTACCACTATCGGTGGGTTTGCGAAGAGTCGAGTCCACGACACGATGCTGAATGGGGAAGCCGCTGGATCAACCTACGCCGATCCTCGCGCAGCCTGGGCCACACGGGAATGGTATTCACAGACCCTTGAGGCCACCGCTAAGATGGTGCAGGATATGGAGGGTTCCGTTCTCTTTCGTAATAAGGCTGATGCCTTGGCTCGCAATCCATCCGGCACCCCTACGCGTGTTGAGGGCATCCCTGGTTCAGAGACATGGTGGACCCCCACGAAGGCGGAGACCGACTTTCTCCAGCAAAATCTGACCAAGCAGAGTTATGGACCAAGCGCAAGCCTCTCCTCTCTAGCGAATCAGACACTTCGGAATCCGAACCTCTTCAATCCCTATCCCCACTTCATCAAAAATATGCTCTTCAAGTTTGGCCTCAGTGGTGGTAATTATGCGAAGTTCCGGGGTAGCATGAACGAACTCGCCACACAGCCCACGAATCCACTTGTGCAGAGATTCAAGGCGGCGTTTCCCGTGGAAGAGACCTCAGCATTGCCGAATGAAATGCTACGCCCATATCTGCGCCCAGAGCCGAACATCCTGGAGCAAGGATTGAATGCTGCCCAAAAACTCAACCGATATAGCCGCGAGAAAATCTTCACGCAGATGGACCCAGGGTTACGGTATGCGCGGTGGAAACAATATGTGCAGAAGGGAATGTCAGATACCGAGGCTGCGAATAACGTTCATATTGACTTGGTGCGCTATGGCTTACGCTCCTCAGCTAAAGACTTCTGGCAAAGTATTCCATTGAACTTCTTTACCGCATGGCGGACTGGAACAGTAATGAGTCTCGTAAAACAGGCGACTTCACATCCGGTCAAGGCTGCACTCTTTGTCGGCGCGGTGGAGTATCTTCGTGAAGCCCGATACCGTCAGACTGGACGGTGGACGCATATCCCCACGGACTACGTTGAAGCTCCGTTAGCTCAGATCGTTGAACATCCCACTCCGAGCACAATCTTGCCTATCGTGGCAACGACGGCGCTCTTTGGCCCTGGAGGGGCCGTTACAGCCTCCACGCTCCGAGATGCCCTGAACGATGCGCGCGGTGGTGGTGATTGGAGCCGCGTTAAAAATATGTTCTGGGGACTCTCACAACTTTATGACATACCAAAAGAATTTGAGGCGTTCCGCAAAACTGGAGATGTCGGTCATCTTGGGAACATCCTGGCTGGAGCCGCGATTGCAGAGCACTCAGCCTTAAACTATGAACCACGCCGGTTCACCAAATATCTTTCAGAATCATTGCCCTTGATGCGGAAGTCCTCACTTGTGAACGATGCCGAGTATATGCAGCAAGTGAAGAAAGCACGATCAGAGCAACAGCAAATGAGGCGAGAAGCACGACCACGGCGAACGATTGAACAACGCTTAACTAACGAGTAAAGGAGAATTTCATGCCAGCAAAAAGTCAGTCTCAGGCCCGCGCCGCAGGAATGGCGATGGCCGCCAAGGAAGGCAAGATGCCCATGTCGAAGATGCAGGGGGCGTCCAAGTCGATGATGAAGATGCCCAAGGAGGAATTGGAGAAGTTCGCCAGTACGCCACGGAAGGGATTGCCTACGCGGAAGAAATAGCCACACGATAAAAGGAGTGTCATGTCCGAACACGATCTTGCTAATTGCCCGCTGGCCCGAGAGATCCAGAAGTGTGACCGAGAACGTGGGCAGACTCTCGCCACGCTCACAGCGATCAATAATGTGTTGGACGACTTAAAGCCTATGATACAGGCTCATCAAGATTGGATTCAACGGTCTAAGGGCGCAATGGCCATGATCGCCATTCTCAGCACAGCGGCCGGGGGAATCATTACGACGTTGTTTACGTGGCTAACGAGGAAGTGATGAACGTCAAGCAGGCCCTTGCGCTGTCATTCCGCTGCGACGTGAAAACGTGCTCGCAGGTCAACCCTAAAGCGCCGACCTGTACGAATCAAGGCTGCTATTTACACGCATCGAAGGGAGCGAAGTGACACTCCTGCTTGATCTAAAGGAGTGGACGCGGCGATGCCCACAATGCCAGCGCATACTACGGCGGACTGACCCCGCGCAACCTGTACATTGCCCCTGTGGGTGGGAGTGGAAATGAGACTGATTCCAGACGAGACGTTAGCCATTGTGACGATCTATCAAGAGGCGGCTGGAGAGCCATACGAAGGCAAAGTGGCTGTCGCTGAAGTGATCCGCAATCGGCTGAGGGCAAAGTATATGAGCGACGGCACAGTGAGCGGAACTGTCTTACGAGCCTACCAATTCTCCGGCTGGAATACTGACGCCGGGAAGGTCAGGATCACGAGCGTTCGAGTCGATGCCGACGATCCCCTTGTCCTGCAATGCCGGGCGGCCTGGGCTGAGGCGATGGTGAATGGGAGTGACCGCGTGAAGGGCGCGAAGCTCTATCTCAATCCAGTGGTGGTTCTGGCGATGAGCAATCCGCGCTTTGGGCCAAAGGGACAGTTTCCTCGATGGGCGGCTGATCCCACTGATCCGACAAAGCTCGATGTGAAGCGCGTCGTGGCAACCATCGGACGGCACGTGTTCATGGTGGATTGATGCCAGGCTACACGTCACAGGGAGAAGCATGTTTGACATCGTAATCGGCGCGAGTCTCGTTGCATTCCTCATCGGGTTTCTGGTAGCGATCAGCTTGTCAGGCGTCATCTCGAAGCGATGGTAATGGAAGGAAGGGGGTGATGAAGTAATGGAAAATGTAAAAAGCGCGTTGACCAGCAAGACCATTTGGGGCAGTGTGATCTCATTCGCAGTGATCGGTCTGAGCTTTCTCAAGATTGATCTAGGGGACCAAGCAAGCCTAGTGGAAACCATTGTTGGCTTGTTCGGCGCTATCTTTACGATCTATGGGCGGGTCGTGGCGGTCAAGAAGATCGGCTAACGAGACGTGGGGCCACCCCTGCCAGCCCTTAACACTTGCGAGCTGTGAGGTGTTGCGCCGTGGGTGGCCCTGCGAACGAGGGATGAGATGACCTTAACCATCTTGGGTATCGTCAGTACGCTCCTTGGCTTCGGGTACCAGGTGTGGAGGAAATACTTCTCACCTGAAGCACGACTGGCGAAGCTGACGACCGAACGTGCAGCAGCCAAAGCAGCAGAGCGTGTCGAAGCGGAGCGCCTAGAAGCGACCTATGCGCGCATTGACAAGGAGAAGCGGACTGATGATGAAATCCTGGATCGTCTTAATCGCCCTGTCCGTTAGTCTCGTGGGGTGTGCGGGGTGGCAGCCGTCGAAGCACCTGCCGTTCCCCGTTGGCCCAACGCTGATCTTTACACAGGTTGATGGACGTTCGTGCATCACGCGCAAGGACGCGAACGCGCTGGCCACCTACTTCGATCAGCTTGAAGCGTTCAAACATGCGTATGAGCGATAAGGTGTACCCGCTGGCTCGTTGATCCTGGGCTGGTGCCAGGTCATGGGAGGATGCCTCGGCAGCAGAGAACATTGCTGGGCCACTGCCGAGGCGCGCCACGATGCCTTCAAGCGCAGACCATGAGCGGCCCAGGCTAACTTGGCGCCCCTATCCCTGCCCTCAGCCAAATTTTGAGCCCTGCGCCGCCCTCTTCCCATGGCAATTGTAGCCGCGCCTTCGCCTTCTCGTCCCCATTCAACGCCGCGCGTTTCAGCCTTTCTATTTTGTCCTGATCCATCCTCTCATCGTCCTTGTTAGGGAAGTATCCAAAGTGCTCAGCCTGTGGATCTTGGCGTGCTCCCTTCTGCCCCTTCGCCAGCCTCACTCGTTGCGCCCGCCTTTCAGCCCGCCAGCGTATCCACGCGTCAGCATCGGCGCGTGAGATCGTGAAGACAGCCTGCTCGCGCCCTTTGCGCTGTCGAGTGGCGCGAAGTTTACCACGATTGATGGCTTGGCGGACGGACTTGGGAGTAACGTGAATCTCGACGGCAAGTTCGATGGTTGTCATGGGCGCTCAACCCGCTGATAGGTAGCGCGGCGGTAGACAGTCGAAGTGAGAAGGTTCAGGTTCTGCTCGTTGAAGAAATCGAGATCAGCCCTAGCTGCCGTCTGCGTGGTGGTCATGCTTAGTGGTCTCCACGGCCCCTTACCTTTATGCTGTCGCTCTATGACGTAGACCATAGCGGGCTTTTTCGTCGTGTTAGTCATGGTCGCTTCCTCTCAATTGCCCTATCAATCATCGACCTAAAATCATCTTCCCACCCCTCCAACGCGAGATCCTCCTCAAGGCCATCGCTGTTTATTACCAGTCCAGGGCTGCGTTCATCATCCCCAACGTCTTCAATGCGGAAATATCGTGCGAGGAAATCTAATCGCTCGGTGTCCGTCACGGCCTCTCCTCCTTCCCGCCATATTCTACCGCATATCCCAAATCAGCCTTCACAAGATGGCCGGTCTTCCGTGCGTGCGCCGAGGCCAACTCTTGCGTGGTGAGGTAGGCTGTCCACTGCTCGCCGCACACCGTGCATTCTGCTGTAGCGTGGATTAACCATTTTTGGAAAGTCACGGCCTTTCCTCCTTCCCTTTGTCTCGCTCCCGTGCATCATTCCACGCCTGGACCTTCGTCGTTTTAAGCCTCGCTGGATACTCCTTCTGGCACATCTCCTCCATGTGGTTCACTCTCCCCACCATGGCCGACATATTCTCCGTTGCCACCCTCCCCTGGTACGCGCTCAGCACGTCACGCCCCAGCACGTAGGCTGAGAGGATGATGCCGACAATGCAGACTCCTCTCCACCACCACATACGATCCTCTTGAGCCGCCAGAGTTGGGAACATGCGACGGGTGATTTCGTCAAGGGGCTTCATGGTGCGCCTTCCGGGTCTCCACCTATTATACCACCGATTTTAGCCGCCGTTCCAAGGGTGGGCATAACAAGGCCGATATGCCTCGCGTGGTCAATCGCATCGTCGAGTTTTTGCAACTCCAACTTCTTCACCTTTATTCTCGCCTCCAACTCCTCCACCTTCGCCCTCAGCGCCTCCAGTTCTCTGTCTCGCGCTCTATCCTCACACCCACATGGTGAGTGCATTGACCCGACCCCGATATCGACTTCGACCGATTCGCAAAAGTCATCGTGCGTCATGTCTACAACTCCTTCACACTCAAAAGTCCCCCCTCTCTCCCTCGCCATCCTTCCTCAGCCCACACCGCTTGCAGATGTACTCTCCGCGCTCTAACTCCGCCACCTTCGCATCGAGCGCATCATGCTCCAGCCTTATCGCCGCAATATCTTCGAGAAGTTCTGCGTTCTGCGTGGATAGGAACTCACGTTCCTTAATCGCAACATCCCGATCCTGCAACGCCTGCTCAATGGTGTCGATGAGGTCCCCACACGTATCCACTGCGCGTGACCATTCATACGACGAGATCGTAGGCTTGAGCAGATCTAACTCTTCCCTCGTCAGTATCATCTCTCCACCTCCCTCTACTTACCCCTAGCCTTGAGCGCCTCTATCTCCTGATGGAAACTACATGGGTATTGATAAAGGCCATATTCATGCGTGCACAGCGGACAGGCGCGTGAGGAGAACGGGTGAGAGACCTTGGCCCATTCGAGGGAATCCTTGAGAGCATTGATCTCCGCGTCCGTATCCTCCACGTACTGCTCATAGACAAATCTGCACCCCTTGCCAACCTTGATAGTGCCATCTCCTCTACGTAGGATCTCCTCACTCAAACCGCCCTCGCGCCATGCAGTAAGTTCTGATCTTAGATCATTCGCTACCTGTTCCAACATTTTGGCCCGCTTTAACCACGTCTCACACCACTCGTCGCGCTCCTGCCGTGCTGCCTCGATGGTGTCGATGTAGTCTTGCTCGTCTGGAAGAACCGGAAGGCTTTTGCGAACGTCAATCTGCTCTTTCGTCAGGATCATGGCATCACCCCTTTGTCCTTTCTCGGTTTCCTGCTCTCCCACAGCCTCGCTTGGCATTGACGGCAATCCGTATGGCCCTTGATCGCCCGCCTGCTCGATTGGTGCGCGTTGGGGCTACGGGCACGGCTGACAGCTACCTTAATGGCCCTGCCGCACTCACACCTTCTTTTCATGGTGGCGAGTGAGCGCCAGTAAATCTTTCACCACATGCTTGATCTCCCCCGCCTGCATCCCGTGGTGACGCCGGTAGAGATCGTTGGCGATTAGCTCGAGCAAGCTGATGTGGGTGGAGATCGGCTGGAGCTTGATCCACTGCGAGAATGTGGTGAAGTCGATAGTAGGTCCTAGACTCGGCTCCTCCGTCGTTCCCGAGACATCACTCGACCAGTTGACAGTTGTATCGACGTAGAGACCGTCTGTCATGTTAGCCCTCCTCTCTCGCTAAGTCGGCCTGCTCAGGAGTCAGCGATAGATCATCGGCAAGCTGGTCTAGGGCCGGTTTCTTGGAATCATGCGCCGGATCGGAGAAGTCCAACACCGCCGAAAGGTCTTGGGGAATCTCAGCCTCGGCGTGTTCATCTAACGCAATCGCCCGTTGGAGTTCGACGGACGCAGGGGCATACTTCAAGACGCGCCGAAGCACGGTCTTCTTCGCCATCTCCTCCCAGGCTGTCACCCAGGGGCCGTCAGATGCAGCCTTTGAATACTGCTTGCGATGCTTCTCGATATCTTCAACACTCATCACGTCCCACTGGGTGCTGCCGTCCTTGAGCCCCACAACGGCATAAACATAAGTGGCGTCCCCTCGGTCGCTGGGCGCCGGGGTGTGTTCTAGCAGAGGGGTCAAGCCGAAACGGTACGCAAACCTATCATTTTTATAGACGACTCTCGCGTTCACTGCCCCGATGTCACCAGAGCGACGGCCCAGGTCCAGGAGCCCTTTGTACCCCGCTTGAAACTGGACCTCCAAGCAGTTCTTCTTTCGGTTAGTGTAGGGGATCAGGTAGGCCATGCCGAGCACACCATCCGGTTCGAGCCCAAGCTGAGCGGCTTGTAAGACCGCCCCCGCGAAGCTCTCTTTCGTGCAATCCAAGAGCTTCGGGTTTCTCAAGCAACTGGTCAGGACGATTCGAGCGAGACGATCCGGGTTGAGATGTTTCGGGAGCGCAAGCGCCAACTGTGGCTTCATGCTCTCCAGAAGTGTGCGGACAGACGCGACTTTCTCTTTCATTGGAACGATCTGTTGTGTCGTAGCCATTGGGTTACTCCTTGGCCCCGCGCTTGCGGAGCGTTCTCACGGTTGTTGCCTCAACGGTATATCCCTTGCGAGGAGATGCTTTCCAAGTGTAGGCCGTCCCGTCAGGCAACATCCCCTCAGTCGCCTCACCAATGGCCGCCTTCAGCAAGTTCTCCGTCTCGGTCAATTCTTTGTACCACCTGGCGATTTCATCCTTCGCGTGGATTCTACGGAAATCCCACTCGGCGGCGTCTGGCGGGAGGGCGATTGTGATCCCAGTATCTTTCGGGTAGAGCTTGGCTAAAACCTCCCTTGTGCGCTCGCTCGAATCTGGCGCTGGCGGTTCATGCTGGGTTATGCGATTCCAGAACGCCATCTCCTTCTCGATAAGAACGGCGATAAACCGCTCGTTTCGCTCCACGTCACACCAGAGGAAGCGTTGGCCGCCCACAAGAAGGGCAAGAGAGGCCCACTGCAAGCCGGTCACGGCAAGTTGATGCTGAATCTGGACGTTGAAGAGAAGCGGGATTTCCTCGCTAATGTCTGTGGCGAGTCGTCCAGTGGTCTTGATCTCTAAGACAGCCTCTCCGGGTTTCTCTAACGCGGAGGTCAGACCATCGGGGGTAGCCAGCATGAACGGCAGATCGGTGCGGCGATAGAGGGTGAAGGGTGGCCCTGAGAGGACTCGCACGGCTCTCCCAGTCACAACCTGATACTTCTGCGCGACGACCGGCTCAAGCAGGTGTCCCCATTCCATCGCCTCGTTCTCTGCTTGACTGGCCTCTACGATCTGCAACTTCTCGGCGTAGAGCTCGAGCGGAGATTTCCACGGGCTCAAGCCTAGAATCACAGGAGCATCGCTAGAGCCAAGACCGGTCTGACGTGCGGCCAGCCAGTCTGCGCGGCTCTGGAGTGTGGTGCATTCTACCGACTCGCTCATTCCATCCCCTCCGTGTACGTCACCGGCACCTTCGCGCCCGTTCCACTGGCGATTCCTCCTGTTGCCGTTACCGTGGTAGTCCTCTGCTCTACCTCCACCCCCTGCTTCTGCAAATCCCGCAAGATCGCCAGCTTGCCGCGCTTGTCGAGCTTGCTGATGAGGCGTTGCACTTCAAGGATCTCTGCGATGGTGCTTTTGCTCATGCTGCTCCTTTCAGTTCACCCAGTGCCGATAATGCCTATATGCCAGCGCAAAAAACAGGACGTACAACTGCGCGGCGGGGGAGAGGTGGCGGAGGTCAAGAATCTTCACTTTTGCACCGCCTTCTGCTTGAGCGCCCCGCGAAGCCCCCTCACGACGCGCTCTAGGCGGCTCTTCTCTTGGTACACTTCATCGAATCGTTCCTATAATCTTTCGTACTTCTGTCTCCCACACATCGGACACTGGTAGCCCACCGTGATCCAATGCGGAAGCGCGTAACAGGTGCCGCACGAACAAAGATGGAGGGTTAATGTGACCTCGATGTTGACGCTCATCGCCCACCCCATATCAGCCAGCCAACATACAAACCAACGAAAACAGCAGCGAAGAGATAGGCAATGCGGTCCACGATCTTGACAGCTCGTTCCTGACTCATCGCCGCACCGTCATTGGCCCACATAAGAGGTTCGGTACAGCGTTCCTGAGCGCAAGACTTGTGGCGGCGTGATATTCAGCCGCGAACCTCAGTCCGATTCCGGCAAAACGTCTAGCTAGGGCTATCTCTCTGTTGGTCAATCCACATCCGTCGGTCTCTCTGTCTAACAGTGCGGCAAACTCTGCTGGGATTACGTCAGCTACGTTGGTCATGGGCTCTCTCCTCCTCTCGTTAGATGCTCCGCAAGAAATCAATACGTCGCTGTCCGGTAATCATGGCGCTTGCCCTTACGCATTCCTCGTTTTCACAATTTGCGTGTACCAATTCCGTCCCTGCGCTCTCTTCGTCCGGCCACCGAACCGGATGGGGAATTTTGTCCGCGCCAACTAGGCCACAGAAGCCGCAAATATCTTCTGCTTCCTCCTCTCGTTGGTTGTCGATCTCTGAGGCTACCCGGTTGTCGATCTCGCGTTCACGCGCTTGGTTGCTGGCACCAGCCTCTATATCCTCTTGCTGGTCGCATTCCTCAGCCTCGCGTTGGGCAAGGGCTATGTCGCCTTGCCACAGTGAAATTTCACGCCAGCAAAGGAGAAGTATACCAGGGCCTTCAACTGGGAGCAGCGTCCACGTTGCGGGAACCGTGGCCGGCCTGTAGAAGGCGTATGCGCCAACAACATCACGTTCATCTGCTGCTAACTCCGGCAAATGATCATGGCCGACAAAGAGATGGCCGCGCAAATCACCAGTGGCGGTCTTGATTATCACGTCCTCTCGCATCGTGTTTTCTCCTCGTAACACTCCCACCCCATGAGACACGCACCAGGGAGCCGAGCGGTCCCCAATCGCAAAAGAGCCTTGCTGCCATAGGCCACC